TATCTATGATATCACTGGTGTTAAACTTAAAGCAGACGGGCATGTAACTAGTCATAAGGCAGTAGAAGATGCAGAACGACAAGCTATTGTAGTTCAACAAGCATATATGAAATTAATTAAAGCAGAATTGGTAACACGATGAGACATGTATATACAGTAACTTACTTTTTTAAAAACGAGCGAGATGAATTTAAATTTGCTACTAATATGGATAACCATATTACAATCAAATATCTTTCAAAAAAGAATAACGTAAAAGCCTTGGATTGTGAAGAAATATCTGATCCTAAGACAAACAAATCAGGAGTAGAGTTCTACTTCAAACTAAAAAAAGATGCAGTTGTGTTTTCAAAATACCTTAGTATTCCGGTATCACATATAACTAAAGAAGAATATGATTGCGATGACCCGTGGTTACCACCTGGAATGACGTATGATGACTGTATGGATATCTACGGTGATATACCTGGAAACAGAGGATAAATGAAATTCAATAGTGACATTGATATTGACTTTGGTAACAGAGACAATATACTACAACATATTAAACATATTCCGGCGGCAATGCGTAATGTTAAACCCATACGCAAACACTCAACTGGTATATATGTCACTGATATCCCATATGATGCTATTAATGAAATGTCCACACTTGATTATACTGTTGCAGAACAAAGAGGATATGTCAAGTTAGATTTTTTGAATGTGCATGTATATGATAAGATACGTGACGAACAACATCTAATAAATTTGATGCGAGAGCCTGATTGGGCTAAGTTAAATGATAAAGTCTTTGTTGAAAAACTAATTCACTTGAGTAATCATTATTTGAGCATGAAAAAGATGCCTGAACCTATTGATAGTATCCCTAGACTAGCAATGTTTCTAGCTGTTATTCGCCCCGCTAAAAAACATTTGATTGGATTACCTTGGAAAGAAGTTGCAAAAACAGTTTGGGATAAAGATGCTGATGGATATACGTTTAAAAAGTCGCATAGTATTTCCTATTCACATTTAGTTGCAGTTCATATGAATTTACTAAGTGAGTCAGTTCATACGTTTGACTAGCGTAATTGATTTTCGTTTACTTTTACGCTTAGCCAATTCTAACATACTACATATTGGTCCGTGAACTACGGTGAGGCTTTTGTTATTAAAAGTTCTTAAATAAGGTCTGAACATAGCCCAGTCGTCTTTTAAGAACATATTGATAGGTACTAGACGATTAGATTCCCACCACCAAACATCTCCTAATTCTAAAAACCGATCACGTAATACCTGATCTATAATTGCACCATAGTCATATATAGTAGTAACAATGTCGTCACGGTTTTGAATTATCCCAACATAATCTTGACCTGCGTAGGAACAAACGGTTATGAACGGGTGATTTTGTGTTAGTTTGGTGAAGAATTCGTTTGGAATCATTGTTTTTGTTGTCTATGGATATTTATCAGATTTGGTTAACCATTATATTATTTTTTAACTAAATATAGTAAAGGAGCCTTTTTGTGTACAGTACCTCAGTAAATTATTATATCCCACGACAAACTGTAGTTTTGTACTCGGGAGCATCCAATAGGAGATATCAAACCGTGTATTCTAAAAACTTAAAAATTCATAAGGGAGTTGACAACAAACTTCAATTCCAATTCTTAAACCAAGATCAAAAACCAGTAAACATCACGGGTAAAACATTAACTTGCAGACTAATGAGTTACGATGGTTCTACGGTTTTGTTGCAAAAGGCATTGATTCCTTTATTACCTTTAACCGGTATCGCTACGCTAGAAGTAACAATGAATGAGACATTAGGAATGGATACTGCATTATGCTACTACTCTTTGTCTATACCGGATGGTATATTTGAATTCCCAGTGTTTGTAGATGATAATTCAGGTGGACGTGGAATCATAGATGTGGTTGATAGTGTATTTCCTAAGTATGTAAAATCAGCTTCCCTAGGACTATTGCCTCATGATGTACCTACTGTTGAAATTCCGGTTACCTACTATAGTGAACCTTATATAGGTAAGGATGCATCAAACTACACTGTTCAAGTGGAAATGATTGATTATATGGGCACTATTAAAATTCAAGGTTCAGCTTCGGGCGTAATAGGTGAATGGTATGATATTTCTGAACCATCGGAATATAATGACTATTCTAACACTGATTATTACAACATCGATGGATGTCATGTATTTTTGCGAGTTGAATTTTCTAGTTCGGGCGGTACAATTGGTAAGATTTTATTCAGGTAATTGACCAAGGCTATTGCTTTTGTATGACAATTGTGTTATTATAACACAGATGTTTGATATACTCTCTTTAATACCCGGTAAAAAGAAACAGACTAGCAGTGGCTGGACTAGTTTTAATGCCATTTGTTGTGGGCCCAGAGGTCATAGTCCTGATCGTAGAGGTAGGGGAGGTATTAAATTTGATGGTAATACTAATTGGGTAGTGCATTGTTTTAATTGCAATTTTAGTTGTGGCTTTACGTTAGGCAAAGTTATCGACCCTAGAACAAGGCAATTTTTAATTTGGTGTGGTGCAGATAGTGAACAAGTTCAACGATGGAGTCTTGAAAGTTTACAACAAAAAGACTTGTTGGATTTAATCATAGAAGAAAAAAAACACGAGCACATAATAAATTTTAAATCTAGACCTCTACCTAACGGAGAGATTCTAGACCCATCTAATCCTAGACATAAAATATATGTTGACTATTTAAATAAACGTAAAATTGATACTACTAAATATTCGTTCACAGTCACTCCTGATGATAAGGGAAGAAATCAATTTAGGATAATCATACCCTATACATTTAAGGGAAAGATAGTAGGTAACACTAGTCGATTTTTAGACGATAGACTTCCTAAGTACTTAAACAATCAACCACAAGGTTTTGTATTTAATTTGGATAAACAAAAAAGTGATTGGCAAGTGTGCATAGTAACAGAAGGAATATTTGATGCATTAAGCATCGATGGCCTAGCTGTAATGCATGATGATATAAGTGCCGAACAAGCTAAATTAATAGCCCAACTGAATCGTAGGGTGATTGTTGTTCCTGATTTTGATAGTACTGGATTTAAACTTATAGATCGAGCATTAGAATTGGGATATTCGGTTAGTTTGCCTGACTGGGAACCGGGAATCAAAGACGTTAATGATGCAGTCAAAAAATATGGTAAGCTACACACTTTACTTAGCATACTACAAAATGCTACAATGAGCAAAATAAAACTAGAATTACAGAGGAAAAAAATTGGCAAAGCAAACGGATTCTAAAAAACAGTTGGACTATACTGTTGATGTGCAAAAATTATTTTTGCGTATGATGATTACCAACGCAGAGCTTTATACACGTGTTATGAATATTATGAACTCAGAGAACTTTGATCGTTCACTGAGACCAGTTGCAGAAATGTACAAAGAGCATACCGACAAATATAAAATATTACCGGATACTACACAAATTAAGGCAATGACAGGTATAGAGATTGATACTATTCCTGAAATGACTGAGGGGCATTATGAATGGTTCTTTGATGAATTTGAATCGTTCACTAAGCGACAAGAACTAGAACGTGCTATTCTTAAGGCAGCTGACTTGTTGGAGAAGGGTGACTTTAGTCCTGTTGAAAAATTGATTAAAGATGCAGTGCAAATAAGTTTGCAAAAAGACATGGGTACCGATTACTTTCATGATCCTAAAGGTCGTATCAATAAGTACTTTAACAATGGTGGACAAGTTAGCACAGGCTGGCCACAGATGGATCGTATCTTATATGGTGGCATGAGTCGAGGTGAATTGAACATCTTTGCGGGTGGCTCTGGTTCAGGTAAATCATTGGTTATGATGAATTTAGCATTGAACTGGATTCAAACAGGTATGAGTGGGGTGTATATTACATTAGAACTTTCAGAAGAACTAACGTCATTGCGTACTGATGCTATGTTAACAAGTATGGGTACAAAAGACATTCGCAAAGATATTGACACTACTGAACTACGTGTTAAGATGGTTGGTAAAAAGTCTGGTAAGTATCGTGTTAAAGGATTGCCAGCACAAAGTAATGTGAATGATATTCGTGCTTACTTGAAAGAAGTACAAATTCAAACAGGAATTAAGATTGACTTTGTAATGGTAGACTACTTAGACTTGGTTATGCCTGTTTCTGTTAAAGTTAACCCTAACGACCAGTTCATTAAAGACAAGTATGTTGCTGAGGAATTGCGTAATTTGGCTAAAGAGATGGGTATATTATTAGTCACTGCTTCACAGTTAAATCGTAGTGCAGTTGATGAGATTGAATTTGACCATAGTCATATTGCAGGCGGTATCAGTAAGATTAATACAGCAGATAACGTGTTTGGTATCTTTACTAATCGTAGTATGCGTGAGCGTGGTAAGTATCAGATTCAATGTATGAAAAGTCGTAGTTCCACTGGTGTAGGAATGAAGATTGATTTAGAATATAATATTGAAACTATGCGTATTAGTGATGAGGGCGGAGAAGATGGAGAAGGGGTAACGAGTTTTAGACCTAATAATCCACAACCTAGCGCAAATAATATTATGAGTCAACTAAAAACTAGTTCTAATGTGATTTCCGATGAGGAATCTATGGGTGGAATTGACACTAAAAAAGTAGTTGCGGATGTGCAGGGAAATAGGCTAAAAGCAATGCTAAGAGATGTTCGTAAGAATCTCCAATAATTAGATAAATACTTCTAGGATCTATACTTATATGCAAAGAAAAACTCGCAGCCTGTTGGAAGAATTAGAGGCTCTCGGTCAAAATCGTGACACTAAACATGTTATCGAAAGCCGCGCCCATAATATCATTACAAGTGCTATTAATCTACTAGAAATGATTAACAAACACTATGATTCCGAAAAAGCTCAAATTTTGGAAAGAAAATTGCTAAGTGCTATAAAAGCACGTGACCAAGGTAGATTCTCAAAAAGTTTGAGAAAGAATGATAATGAGAGCGAGTGAATTCATATTCAATGAGGGTAAAGCTAGCCGTCGTAAACAGGCTAGTATGAATGCGTTAAGGCGAAATGCCAATGCTCAAAAAACAACTGCTCCTGCGGTTAAACCAACAGCGTCTACTGGAACTAGCGCACCCGCATCAGTAGCTACTCGCCCTAACCCATATATGACTCCTCAGGCAAATATGCCATCGACAACTCAGCAGGCGCAGCCAGCATCTTCTGGAACTGATTGGAATGCGTTAAATCAAGCAACGACACCGACTCCGGAACCTGCAGCCTCCCAACCATCAATGATGAATACAATTGCACAAAAAGCGTACTCTACTGGACAAAATGCTACCGACGCAGTAGCTCAGAAAATTTCTAATACAGCTCAGAATGTAGGACAGAGCATTGCATCAGCTCCAAAAAAGTTTTTAAATAGTTTTACTACAAAAGGAAAAATTGCCAACGCCACTGATAGGATCTTTATGGATAAGTTTCTTAAGGACATGGGTACAGCCGAACAAAAATCAACTGGTCTAAGAGGTGAACCTTTTAATGTAAAGACTTGGGTTGATAAATATCTCGCACAAAATAAATGGAGTGCCGGAGAACAACAAACTGCATTGGACTCTGCGGTTGCATCAAATAATAAAAAGGCTATTGCTAAGGCAATGGCAGCCATTGGAAAATATAATAATTTAGGATCAACTATAAAAGCAAACAGGGCAAACGCCTCGGCAAACGCAGTATCAGCTGGATCAATGGGACAAATGGCTAAAACATTGTCAAATCCTACTGGAGCAGGAACATCTTCTACTGTTCATACAGCAAAGCCAAATAACCCTAATCAAAAATACGCAACACAACCTACAGCCGCATCAACTACAACGGCACCACAGCAAACTTCAGTTGCAACTACACAACCTACAACACAACCTACAACACAACCTACAACACAACCTACAACACAACCTACAACACAACCTGCGGCAAACCCATTTGGTCAAATGGCTTCTCAACTAACTAAACCTATTACAACAAAACAACCTGCTCAACGAGCAACTACTCAACAAGCAAAGGCCGAACCAATCAAAATTGGTGGACAAACGTTAGATCCTAATAATCCAGTTGATGCCAAAATGATAGCACAGGTACAGCGACAACAGGGCAAAAAATAATGAATTTTGCTGAATCACTAAGAGAACTAAGTAATAAAATTTCTTCTATCAACACCATAGTTGAAGACGGTGATTTAACTAAAGCACATGTTGAACATCCAGAAGACTTAGTATTTCAATCTGGAAGTGCAGGAGCTAATCGCGGTCTTCAAGCTATTGTAGAAACCGTTAAACAACCTAACGCTATTACTATTAAGTGGGATGGATATCCTGCATTGATTTTTGGTAAAGGAATGGATGGTAAATTTATAGTATGTGACAAACATATGTTTAATAAAAAAGACGGATCAGGTCATGTCACTAGCCCACAAGCATTTGCCGCATACGACCAAGCACGTGGTATTGAACGTGGTGATCTAGTTAATATCATTGCAAGAATCTGGCCAGGACTACAGAAATCATATTCAGGTAAAGGCTTCTATTGGGGAGATTTGTTATTCAGTCAACCATTAAAAGATGAAGGTGGTTTGTATAAATTCAAAGCTAACCCTAATGGCATTGCATATACTATTGAAGCAAACAGTGATATTGGTAAATTGATTGCTGGAAAAGTAGGTGGAATTGCGGTACATCAATATATTCCACCTGAAGCTGACAACGTACAATATGCTCAATTATTGAACGGAACAATAGGTCAACTAAAGAATAGTGGAGATGTTGCTATTGTACCGGCAGCGATGCCTAGCGTTCCTAAATTAAAGCTGAATAAAGCAGACATATCTAAGGTACAAAAAGTAATCAGTCAACATGGCGCCGCAGCCGATCAATGGATTCTACAACCACCTCCAGGGACTAAAACAGCGTTCCCATTAATGTGTACAGTTTACATCAACAAAAAGATTGTGTCAGGTAACTTAAATAATCTAGTAGGTGATTTCTATGAGTTTTTTAAGACTCGCCCAATGTCAGAGCCTATTCGTGCTAAATTGACAGAACATTTTCAGAAAAACGAAGCTGGCATTCAGGGTGCATTTGCTATTTGGGTCGCACTATATACGTTAAAAATGCAAGTTGAACCACAACTAGCTAAAGCCGCAGAAGAAAGCCCTGTTAAAGGTTACTTACAAGATGGTACACAAAGCCAAGAAGGATTTGTTGCACACGGCGTAAAAATCGTCAAT